GCAAATACCGGTGGTGGAGGTGGTGGAACTGGTGCATTATGTGCTACAGGCGCAGGTGGTTCAGGAATAGTAATTTTAAGATCAACTCAATACATGTCAACAGATAGTAATTGTGCACCGGTCAATTCGCCCGATGGTGGTACAAGTACATTTATAGCAGAATTTAAAGCATCAGCTAATGTAACAATTGGACAACTCCCTACTAATTCAGTAGATTATTTAGTTGTAGGTGGTGGTGGAGCTGGTGGACAACAAAGAGGTGGTGGAGGTGGTGCTGGAGGATTCAGATCTTCTTTCCCAGGTGGAACAAAAGTATTTTTAGACACAGGAGAAAATAAAGTAGTGGTTGGAGGTGGTGGAACAGCTACTCCAACTTCAGGCCCAACTAGCTGTGCCGGAACTCCTGGAAATGATTCATATGTCGGATATATAACAAGTTTTGGTGGTGGAAAAGGTGGCTTTAAAGATAACCAAGTAGGAGATAATGGTGGTTCAGGTGGTGGTGGAGAAGGTAGATTCCCTACTGCTGGAGGAACTGGAAATATTCCTACAAATAGTTCACCTCAATCTCCTGTTCAAGGTTATCCTGGAGGATCGGCTTCAGGAACACAAAATCCACCGGATGGATATTCGGCTGGAGGAGGTGGTGGAGCTACTGCCGCAGGATCACCTAACCCAAGTGCTACTCAAGCTGGCGCAGGTGGAGCAGGAAAAGCTAATTCAATTTCAGGTTCTCCAGTAACTTATGCTGGTGGTGGCGGAGGTGGAACAGGATCTTATTCTAATACTCAAGGAACTGGTGGTGCAGGAGGTTCTGGAGGTGGCGGAGCTGGTGGAAATGGTGGAGCAGCACCTGTAGTTGGTGGAACTACTGGAGGTACTAATACTGGTGGTGGCGGTGGTGGTGGTTCTGTAGGTCCAGGATCAGTGGTAGGAGCAGGAGCAGCCGGAGGGTCAGGAGTTATTATTTTAAGAGCTCCAGGACCTGCAGGACCTACTTATACAGTAGCCCCAGGAACTAATACAAAAGCAGCATTACCAGGGCCTGCTGGAGGCTGTACAGTAATGACGTACACTGTAACTGGAACGTTGACAATAAGTTAAAATTTTAATATAAATATAATTTTTAAGGAGTATAAATTATGGCACATTTCGCAGAACTTAAATCAGAAGTAGATCCTACTGGATTTACATCAGATACACATCAAGTAGTACAAAGAGTAGTTGTTGTAGGCAATGATATTGCTGCAGGCGGCGGAACTCTTGGAGACAATGACATGCATGTTGATGGAGAAACATGGTGTTCAAATTTCTTTAAAGGTGGAAGCTGGAAACAAACTTCTTATAATCACAATTTCAGAAAACAATATGCAGGAAAAGGTTATATTTTTGACGCTGCAAAAGATAAATTTTTAAGTGCACAACCTTTTGCATCATGGTCACTAGATGGTAATGATGATTGGGAAGCACCAGTTACTTATCCAACAGATACTACAGATAAAAGAATTAATTGGGACGAACCCAATCTCAGATGGACTGCAACAGATTTGTCAGATCCACCAAATAATTTCAATTGGGATGCATCAGCGCTAGCTTGGGTATCCGCATAAGGAGACTCATATGGCTAGTCCTTCAGGATCAGCAAACGGCGGTATTATAGGACAAACGAACAAGTCTTCGTTTGGACAAAATACAACTACATCTACAACTTGTACCGGATCAACAACTCTCACTACACAACCAGGAACTAGATTAATAGACTATTTAGTAGTTGCCGGTGGTGGAGGTGGAGGAACAGATGGAGGTGGTGGAGGTGGAGCTGGTGGTTATCAAGAATTATTAAGTCAACCGGTTTGTGGAAACTCTCCTTACCCTATTACAGTAGGAGCTGGAGGAGCTAGTATAACTAGTGGTTCTAATTCAATTTTTGGATGTACAACATCAACTGGTGGAGGAAAAGGTGGTGGTCCTGGAAGTGCTGCCGCTGTCGGAGGATCTGGTGGTGGTGCAAGTATGAATGGACCTTATAACTGTGGTGCAGCTGGAACGGCTGGCCAAGGAAATGCTGGAGGAAATGCTCCTGCATGTTCTGGTGGAGGCGGAGGCGGTGCTTCTGCTGTAGGTGCTACAGGAACAGGTACACCTGGTCCAACTTCAGGTGGTGATGGAGGTGCTGGATCACCTACAAGTATTTCGGGATGTGCTACAACTTATGCAGGTGGTGGCGGAGGTTATGGTTTAGGTTGTGGTGGAGCTGGAGGCGGTGGAAATGGTGGTGGTTTTCCTAGCCCTGTAGGAGGAGCAGGATGTACTAACACAGGTGGTGGAGGTGGTGGTGGTTCTGGTGGTCCTTGTAAAGCTGGTGGCGCAGGTGGATCAGGAATCGTAGTCGTAAAAGAATTAAATAAAGCAAGTGGTGTGTGGTCAATGCAAAGTCAATTTAGTGCCAAGAGCCAAGGAACATGGCCAGGCCCTGCTACTCCTTTGAATTATCTAGTTATTGCTGGTGGAGCTGGTGGAGGTTTAGATTCCTCTCCAACTTATTCTGCTGGTGGTGGAGGAGGTGCTGGTGGTTATAGACATAAATCAGTTGAGATATATTCACCAGGAACTTATGCAGTAGTAGTCGGTGGAGGTGGAACAGGTTCACCAAGTCCAACTGCACCTTCTGGTGGTACTAATTCAAGTTTTGATGCTCCTGGAAGTTTAGCTTTAGTTTCAACAGGTGGTGGTAAGGGTGGAGATAATTATGTTCCTGCAGTTGCACATTATCAAAATGCTTTACCAGGAGGTTCAGGTGGTGGTGGAGCATCAAGTGGTTGTGGTGGTAGTATAACTGCTGCTTCAGGTAATGCAGGAGGTTTTAATCCAGTAGAAGGATATGCAGGAGGATCAGGTGCACCTGGCCCAGGAGGCGGTGGTGGCGGTGGCGGTGGCGCTGGAGCAGTTGGAGCCCCTGCAAATACAGGACCAGGAACTAATGGAGGCGCTGGTGGTAGTGGTTCATCCGCATGGCCAGGAGATTGTACGGTAAGAGCCGGAGGTGGCGGAGGTGGTGGTGGAGCACCAACTAGTGGAGGAGCTACTCATGGTTCAGGAGGCCCTGGTGGAGGTGGTGATGGTGGTACTGGAAAACCAGGTCAACCAACCGATCATGCTTCAACAGCTGGAACAGCCAACACGGGCGGTGGTGGTGGAGCTGGAGGTGGAGACTACTCTGGTGGTCAAGCTGGTGGATCAGGTGTAGTATTAATTAAATATCCTGCAGCAACTCCTGTTACTTTAAGTCCAGGCTCCAATACAGCAGCATGCGCACCCGGTAGTACTAAAATTGCAACATTTGTAGTATCAGGTTGTTTTGTTGTAAATTAATTTGATCTAGATCAATTCTTTTTATTTCACTTTACTATATCTTTAAATTAATATAATACATATGTATAAAGACATATGAACCTTACAAACTATTATTGGTATTTTAAATCAGCAATTCCTGAAAGAATCTGTGATGACATTGTGCGTTATGGAAAATCTATGCAGGATCAAATGGCAGTTACTGGTGGTTATGGTGATTCTAAAAAATTAAATCAAAAACAAATAAAAGATTTAAAAAAGAAAAGAGATTCAGATATTGTTTGGATGAGTGATAGATGGATTTATAAAGAAATACAACCTTATGTTCATGAAGCCAATAGAAATGCCGGATGGAATTTTCAATGGGACTATTCTGAAAACTGTCAATTCACAAAATACACTAAAGGTCAATACTACGACTGGCATTGTGATGGCTGGGACCAACCTTATCAAAGACAACAAGGGGACCCTTCTAATGGAAAAATTAGAAAGCTCTCGGTAACAGTTTCTTTATCAGAAGGGGGAAAAGATTATACTGGTGGGGAATTAGAATTTGATTTTAGAAATTTAGATCCAGATAAAAAACCTAACATACGCAAATGTAAAGATATATTACCTAAAGGATCCTTGGTGGTGTTTCCTGGTTTTGTGTGGCATAGAGTATGTCCAGTTAAAAAAGGATCTAGACATAGTTTGGTTATCTGGAATTTAGGATGGCCATTTAAATAAAGGAGAATATGAAAAAGAAACAAAAGAAAGCAAGAAAAGTAAAGACTCAAAAAGAGCTTGATAAGAT